GGTGGAGGCAGTGTATTACATAGTATGGGGACTAGAGAAACGTACCATTTATCTAATTCAAATTGTGCTACTTTTGATGGATTTGATGACTATATAACAGTTGGTAATCCGTCTGAGTTACAACTAACTACTGGAGCAACACTTACAGGCTGGGTAAATACAGCTTCTGCTAATATGCGTACTATAAGTAAAGATGATGGCTCTACAAATAGATGTTATTTAGTCCAAATTACATCAGCAGGAAAGGTTGAGTTTGGTATATTTAAGAGCGGTTCTTTTTTTAGTATAGAAAGTAATACATCTGTTAATGATGGGAGTGATCATCATTATGCTTGTGTAAATGATGGAACAGATTTAAAAGTTTATATTGATGGAGTATTAGATAACACTGCTAGTGGGAGTGGTGGTACAATTGATAATGATGCTGCTGATTTTGAAATAGGCAGAGTTGGAACTCCAACTGAATATTTTAATGGAACTCAGTTTGATTTAAGAGTTTATAATACAGGATTAAGTGCTTCTGATATTGATCAGATTTATAAAAACACATTTACAGATACTGCTAATTTAGCTGGTTATTGGCCTTTATCGGAAGGAGCAGGAGTAGTCGCCTATGACGCCTCAGGAAATGGAAATCACGGCACAATCAAAAACGCTACACTACCTACTTTCTGGGGATCGACCCAGAATGACTTTCATTACAATTTAACAGCGGGACACTCTAAGTTGATGTATTTTGATGGAAGTTGTAATGTAGATTTGGACCATGGCGGTGGGATTGGTAGTAGTTTTATAATTTCTACCTGGTTTGTTAACTGTACTGATATGTCAGCGACCCAATTTCTTTTGAATTTTAGACCTGTTGATAGTGATGCAAATGAAATAAGATTTTATGTGAAAAATGCAAACTTAGCAGCCGTTATTGTGGATAAAAGTGGTAGTGGCAATAATACGTACAAAACATATTATGGCACAACTACACTTCAAAAAAATATTTTATATAAAGCAGCTTTAGTTTTTGATGGGACTAATCTGGATTTATATTTACAAGAAGGAGATGGGATTTTAATAAAAGAGCCTTCTTATACTAAAGCTATGGATGGCACAGTTACAACATCAGACACAATAAGGATAAGAAAGATAGGAAGTGGAACGAATAATTTAAACGCCTGGAAAGGAATCATTAAAGAGTTACAAATAGCAAAGTATTCAGAAGAAAATTTAGCTGAAATTATAGCTGGTAATTTTTCATTTGCTGATTTCTCTTATACAGGTGCAGACTGGGAAGACCAAACAGGAAATGGAAATGACGGTACAGTTGTCGGTTCTTCTTCAAATATCAGAATCCCAGCGTTAGCAGACGCTTCTGCGGATGCAGTAGGAGGCCCTCTGCTAAACCCAGCTTGGGACGGTGAAAACAACAACGACGCTGAAACCACAATCGACAAGGAAACAATCGACAAGGAGAGTGAATTAACTGGGACTGTAGACTGGGAAACGCAAGATTATTTACACTATAATTTAATTAATGGCTTTAGACAGGAAGGTTGTAAAATTCCCGCAATCCCATGGAAACAAAAAGCTGTTAACGGTCTGCAATTAACTAATCTTCCCTGGGATGGTTTTAAGTTGAATGGTGCTGAATCTGTTTGGCGTGCCGCTGGGGCTTGAGACGGTATGAATCAAACCTGGTCAGAATTCTAGCACTGATATAAATCATATTTGATCATTTCAAAAAAAATTGAAATGATCAAATAAAAAACCGCTGGTTTTATATCAGTTTTGCTTTTGGTTTATGACGGCTTGGGGCACCAGTAGTAACAATGTTAATAATGTTGGAATGATAAATGCTACTTATGCTAATACAATTCCAGAAGGATCAATGACGTGGGGCTTTGCAGGTTCGTATGTTGCTATTACACAAGATTCCCATTCTGTTTATTATGGCAAAATAAACACTATTGAAATAGATATGCACGACGCGATTGGCTTGAATCACTTAGTGATAGCATTTAGTACTTCTGGATATAGTGGTAATGGTCGTTTTTTAGATTTAGAAATCTTTAATTTTGCATATACTACTTTGATAAAAGAGCAACAAACTGACAGATATCAATACGATGCTCAATGGGAAAAACAAGATTTATGGCATTACAATTTAAATTATGGTTTTACACAAAAAGATAGTTTAAAAATCCCTGCGATTCCAGGTCAAAGTATTGACTTTTATGGAAATGCTTTAACGAACCCGCCCTGGGATGGAAGCAATCTAAATGATGCTGAGTCATACTGGCAAGCAATATAGACGAAAATATTGTCTTTAATAACATAATTTTAACTCATCTACCCTGGGATGACATCCAGACAAATGGAGTCGAGTCATACTGACAACCCATAGTAAATGAGGAGAATAACAACTTACAAAATTTTATAGGAGACAAAAACAATGTCTGTACAAGACGGATACAAACAATATCGTGATAGGGCCTATGAAGGGCAACTGGTAGACCAAACGTACAATCAGACAGAAAGTTCTCTTGCTGAAGAGGAGATTGCGTTTGGTAGAGTAATCGTAAAAGGAGCAACAGATCATACCTGTAAACTTCTTACCTCTTCCAGTGATACCATCTTAGGAATTTCACACAGAACAACAGCACATCTTAATCGTCCTGATGGTAGTCATCTTTATGAATCACAAAAAGCTGTTAATCATCTTACGTCAGGCAAACTATGGTTAAAACCTGAAACCATAGTGTCAAAAGGAGAGCCCGTGTATGCTCGTATTGAAGGGGATAAAGGAGTTGTCAGAAATGATAGCGCATCAGGAAAGGCAGTACAAATAAGAGCAAGATTTGAAACATCAACAAATACACTCGGTGAACTTGCTCAAGTGCGGCTTTACAGTACTGAAAAAAAATAAACAACTAATTGGAGGTTTTTATCCTCCAACAAATAAAAAGGAGGGTAACGCCCATGAAAAAGTTTAAGTATGATGCGGCGGGAGGTTTTGCATTTTTACGTTCACAGCTGGCATATATTGAACCAGTTGTTTACAAAGTACAATATCGAAATATTATCTATCGGGAACTTATTGACGTTTCAACTGCCGCGCCAGAGTACTCTGAAACCATTGTTTATGAAAGCATGGATCAGGTCGGGGACGCAAAGTTTATCTCTTCAGCCTCAATGGATGTCCCATTAGCAGAGGCTTCAATGAAGGAATCCTCTCATAAGGTTCAGTTTGCTGCCACAGGATATGCGTATACCGACATTGAACTTGGACAGGCAATGCAATTGGGGAAAAATTTGCGGACTACAAAAGCAGAGGCCGCAAGACTTGCCTACGAAAAGAAAATTCAAGAAACTTTGTTCTGGGGAGATGAATCTCTGGGAGTAACAGGCTTTTTGAATAATCCAAAGGTAGGAACTTACTCTTTACCTGCAAACAGCAAAAGCAGTACAAAACTTACTGACTATACTCCTGATGAACTGGTTGATGCTTTTAACAAATTTGTTGGAGATCATGTTGTCGAAACCGAAGAGATTGAACAGTTTTCAACAATTTTATTGCCGACAGAGCATTTTAATTATATTGCGTCTAAAAGACTCTATACAGTTGTTGACGCATCAACTGGCGCTTATGTTTCCTCCGGTGATACAATAAAAGAATTTGTTGAAAATAAAAGTCCTTATTTACAGCCTGGATCAATCCGGTCTTGTCCTGATTTGAAAAATGCAGGAGTTAATGGGACGCCAAGAATGGTCGGTTACGATAATAACAAAGTCAAAGTTCAAGGACATGTTCCCATGCCTCTCAAATGGCTTATGCCAGAACGAAGAGGATTGGGTTTTGTCATACCGGCAATTTTCTCCTGTGGAGGAACAGAGTTCCGATATCCTGGCTCGGCCAGATATGTTGATAACATTTAGCAAGTAAAGGTAACAAAGTAAAGGAGATTTTTTAACAATGAAAGAAATAATATTCCAAAGTTCATCACAAGGAAGTCTTATTTTAACGGCAAAAGATAAGCCGAATTTAATTATAACTCCGGGACAAAATCGTGTTTCAGCCAATTTGAGAGCGTATCTGAAAAATACAACCTCAAAAATGCTTGCACAAAAGTTCACCGATATTCCTGAAGAGTACTATGAACCATCAGAACCATCAGAACCATCAGAACCATCAGAACCATCAGAACCATCAGAACCATCAGAACCAGAGCCGTTAAAGAAAAAGAAAAAATAACTCTTGTTTAACAGGTTTTTATGCAACGTAACGAAAAAGGGGAGGTTGATTACCTCCTCTTTTTGAATAAGGGTATAATAATGGACAGAGAAGACTTTCTGCAAGACTTTCCTGAATTTTCAGATACAGATATTCCTATCATAAATAGAGGAGTTGAATATGCGAAATCTCTTGTTGATACTTCTGTCTTGACAGAAACAAAGGATCAAAATAAAGCAATAGGACTCTTGACTGCACATTATATACAACTAACTAGAGATAAAGGAAAGGGTCTTGTAACAAGCAAGAGTATAGAGGGGATATCAACAACTTATGCAGTTCATAGTCAAGGATCAACTGTTTACGAATCTCTTTATATTCAATTTATAAAATCAAAAAGTCCAAGAGTTATTGTCGTCTAATGGTAATAAGAAAAACATCTAAAGGTTATGAAGCCTTAATAGAGAGAGTAAATAAAAAAAACAATTCAACTGTTGATATTGGTGTTATTGATGCAGGAAAGCATGATGAGTCTGAACTCTCTGTCGCAACAATTGCAATAACACATGAGTATGGTCTTGGAGTTCCTGTAAGGAGTGTTTACAGGGCAAGTTTAGCAGAAAAAAAACTGAACTGGTTGAACTACAAAAAAAACTTTTAAGAGCTTTTCTTCATGGAGAGGCAACAGAAAAACAATGTTTAACTGTTATAGGTGAATATTGGCAAGGAGTTATTAAGGATAAATATGTTTCATTGAGAACTCCGCCAAACTCACCAGAGACAATCAAATTAAAGGGAGGCAAGTCGAATCCTCTCATTGATACGTCACAGACAAAAAATAGTGTTACATATAGAGTAAATATGTAGGATATACAATGTTAGATCAATTTCCAGAACATATCATAGAACTTAAAGTAATTAGAAAACGAAGGCAAAATAAATTCGGAAGATTTGAAATCATTGCAGAAGACGAGATAACTATAAAGGGAGCAATTTTCACAGATACAGGCGGGAAAAAAAATAGTGAAAATAGAAGAGTTGATACTAATTCAAAAGTTATATATACCTATGAGAAATTATATTCTCTCGATAATGAAGTACAAGATTTTATAAAATATGAAGACAAGACATACTCAATAACGTATTGTGAAGACTGGTCGAAAGAAGGCAAATTTTATAAATCTGGGGCAATAGTTTATAATGAAAGTATTTGAATCCGTTTTATATAGCATGGTAAAATTGGCATTGCCAGAGCATAAGGTTTTATACTCTTTTCAAGATATGCAATTACCTAATGTTAAATATGTTTTAATTACAATAATTAATGCTTACCCAGACTTTGCTACTCCTGATACGAGATATATAAAAAAAGAGGAAAAAGACCTTCAAGTTGATTCGTTTCTTTATTCTATTGTGGTTCAGTTTGATATTTTCAAGGAGCTATCTTTCCAAAATGGTTTATTATTAGCGAACTCATTGTACTCTCAAGATACAACTGATTTATTGACCAGTAACAATATAGGAAAGAGTGGTTTTGATGCAGTACAATATATTCCAGTAGATCATAATGGAGCATACGAGGACAGGAGTTTTTTTACAGTAACATTTAAATATTGTTTCTCCTCTCAGCAAGAGATTGAAAGGATAAACAACTTAATTTTTAAGGAGTGAACAACAAATGAATGTAAAACGATATATTGATATTGAAATATCAAAAAACAGGTCATCTATTAAGAGTAAATCTTTTGATTTGCCATTATTGATAGTCAATGACCCATTAATGTTTGATTATAACAATAAAAGTACTCAGTTGAGAGATGAACTCTATGTATTGCCTTTAAACTCAATAGAGGAGGCAGAAACATATTTTTCTGACTTTGATACAGTGATGCCATCTATCAAAGCATATTTCATGCAAGACCCGGACAGTATTTATCAACCAAAACAAATTCTGGTCGTCAATGACTGGTATGAGGATTTGCCGCCTTGTCTTATTCTTGGAGATAATCCGACAACTGATTTGTCGGTGTGGAGATCAATTACCAATGGAGGATTTTGTTACGAAAGTGACAGGAAACGAGAAATCGTTGAATTAGATTTCTCCTCCGTTCAAAGTATGGCTGAAGTGGGAGCGATAATTTGTCAAGGTATTTGGACTGAACAATTACTTAATGATGAGGCAAGTGCATTGTTAGAAAGTGCCCAAAATTTTGCCGCATTTAAAAATGGTCGGTTCGTATTAACAGGTAAAAAAGATGCAATGTCTCACATATTAACAGCACCGACAGTCAATGGAGTAACAGACATCAGTACTCTTATGCACAATATAGCAGAAACGAACAAAAGCGTCCCCAAAAGAACAAAAAAATCAGTACAAACAATGCTAAGTGATATCGACAAAATAAACGATAGTTGGAGTTTTTTAACCTTCAGTAGGGTAGCCGATGTTTGGAAAGGTTCGCAATCTTTCTAAGAAAATTTGAATATTTTGACGCGATAGAGCAAAGAAGAGCATTGGCATTTTCCTGTATTGGCAGTGATGATTTAATAACTACTTCAGAAACAAACTTCACGAATATTCAAAAAATGAAGGGAAAGTATGGACAAAAAAGAGGCGTTATTATTTATCATGACGACGATACACTTGCCACTGCGTTAATTGGTAAACAGGGAGGAAAACCCTTAGGCTCTACAAATTGGGCTTTTCAGGAGATGGCAGGATTGTCGAATGGAGGCTATAAAGACTATTATCCTTTAGAAGTAACAGAAAGTCAAAAAGATACTCTACAAAATAACAATTGTAATTTCCTCGACCAAACTTTTGGAGCAATTCATTTTCAACCAGGTCAAACAACTGGTGGCCGAGATATAGAGCGTCATGGAGAGTATATTGATGTAATCAGAAACATTGATTACCTACAAACAAGAAGCGAGGAAGAACTGTTTAGAGTGTTACTGGACAGTGAGATTGTACCATACTCTGATGATGGTATTGCCATACTTGAAAGCGAACAAAGACGAATACTAAAAGAATATGGCTGCGTTAAAGGTCAAGAGATTTTAATTGAAGACTCAATTGAAACAGATTTTCCAAGGAGAGGGGAAATTGATTCCTCTCTAAGAAATAATAGAACTTATCAAGTAGGAACATGGAAAGCGGAATTGGCAGGAGCAATAAATAACGTCGTGATCAGAGGAAAAGTTTTTGTATAACAAAAAGGAGAATATAAAAAATGCCAAACAAAGCAAATGAAATGATTACATACAATTTTGCTAATGTTTCCGTCGTCTTTGGTACGACTGTCGTGTCAGGTTTTGCCAAGGCAGATGATTGTGTCTCAATTACTCAAGACGAAGACTCTTGGCAAAAAGTAATGGGAGCGACAGGAGATTGCATAAGAGTAAAGACCGGAGATCGGTCTTGCTCAATTACATTAAAACTATTACAAGAGGCAAAGAGCAATGATGATTTACACAATTTGATGACAGTTGACGAAGCCACAGGTGCAGGAGCGTTACCATTGTTTCTTGTTGATAACATATCAGGAGAGAAGTATTCTGTAAAAACAGCTTGGATCAAAAAGCAACCTGATCTGGTACGAGGAGTCGGAGCAAATACAATAACCTGGACATTACAAGGCAACGAAATGATTCGTGTGCCAAAATAGGAGCAAGTATGATTGAAAGTAAAGAGGTAACGATTAATGGAGTTAAGTATATAATCTCTCAGTTTGATGCAGTAAAGGCAATAAAACTACAAACAAAATTATTTGGTTTATTCTCATTGCCTCCAGATTTTTCAGGAAACAAAGAGGATTTTTTCAAATTACTAACATCAATAAAAGATGATAAATTGTTTGATCTGTTGCTGGAATTGGTAAGTGGAGATCATATACTTGTTGAGATAAATGACTTTAGAGTACAGTTTGACATAAACACGCATTTAAAAGCTAAACCTTTTGACATTTGGAGTCTAGCATGGGAGGTGGTAAAAATAAATTTTAATTTGGGAAAGCTCATTCCGGAGAATATACTCCAATCAATTTTAAGCACTATTCAATCACGAGTCCCTCAGGAACAGAACGAAGAAAATACAATATAAGTCCTTTATTGGCAAGATTGATAACAAGTAATATTGCCTCATTATTAGAATTGCAAACAAAGTACAACTACAAAGACGTTATTTTGATGAATGAGGCATTAGATATAAAACTCGAACAAGAGTATATTGCATGCAACATGAAGTAACATCACTATTTACAAGTCTTGGTTTTAAGTTTGACAAAGCGACTTTGGAGGACTTTAACAAAGCAATAGAGACTGCCGAAAAAACATTAAAAAGAGTTGTACTTGCAGCTGCTGCAGCCAGTACAGCTCTTTTTGCGTTCACTAAAAAAATGGCAGAGAGTAATGATTTTATTGGTAAGTTCTCAGATCGAATTGACGTCGCCTTGCATACTGTTCAAGAACTTGGCTATGTCGCGGAGTTGTTTGGTTCATCATCAAACACAATGAACTCCGCGTTAGAGGCTCTGTCTGAAAATGCAGGTAATGCTGCCATTGGAATGGGTTCTGGGATAGAGGCTTTTTCAAGACTAGGAGTTTCGGTCCTCGATGCGAACGGTCAAATCAAAAAAACGGATCAATTACTTTACGAAGTATCAGACGCTTTATTAAATGTGAACTCTCAGTCTCAAAAACTTGAACTTATTAGAAAACTTGGACTAAGTCCAGAATTGTTGTTAATGATTGAAAGTGGTTCTGACGAGATAAAAAGACTTAGAGAGGAGGGGAAAGCATTAGGTTTTGTGATGACTCAAGAGATGGCAACCAGTGCCGCAAATTTTAATGATGCGTTATTGGATGTCATGAAAATATTAAGGGGATTTTCAAATGTTCTTTCGACTCGTTTGATGAAGAAGATAACTCCTTATCTAAAATTAATTAAACAGTTTTATCTTGATCATAGAGAAATTATTAAATTGAAGTTAGAGGAATACTTTGATAAAATATCGCAAGCAATGAACATTTTATATTCCTCCTTTTCAAGATTATGGGCAATAGCTAAATACTTAACAGATTCGCTTGGAGGTTTAAAAAATACACTATTATTAATTTCTGGGATACTGGTAGGCATTAACATAAAAGCCTTGCTTGTACCTGCGTTAATTGCTGCAATGATAGTATCGCTTATTGCATTATTTGACGAGATAAGAGTATACAGTGAGGGAGGCGACTCTGTACTTGGTAAATTGACAGAGGAGTTCCCAATGTTTGGTCGTATTGTTGAAAATACTTCTAAAATTGTTAAAAAGTCAATTGAAGGATGGAAGCTGTTATTAGACGATAAAAATTGGAGTGATATTTTTTTAGGTATTAAATTATATTACGAGGATGCAAAAAAGATAATATATGATACTATTGAGGCATTTCCTCTTCTCCAATCAGCAATTACAAGAACAGGAAAGTTCTTGACTGGTTTTTTTGAACAATCTATTTATGGATGGGAGTTATTGTTAGACTCAGAAGTTTGGGACGAACTGTTTTTATTATTTGAAGACTTGATGAAAAGCATATCTTTTGACTCTGTCAAAAATAGTATGATTGAATTTTTCAAATTTATGAAACAATGCGTAAAAGAGACAATTGACGCACTTAAAAAAAATGTCAGCGAGCTTTTTAGTTTAGATCATCTTTACAAAGTAATAGAGGACTTAAAAAGATACACAGATATAATAACAAATTTATTTTCTTTTTCAAGTACAGATAATAATATAGAACTCTTTAGTAATTTAGCCAAGTCTTCTCAAATGCTTAATAACAATAGTCCTTTTCCGATGTCCTCTTCTGTTATTACGAGTCATAATATCTCACATAGAGTACAAAATAGATCGACTTCAACCAACTATAGTGATAACAAAAATATCGTGTTCAATATTTCAGGAGGCGATCTGTCTCAAATAAAAGCAACAATTGCCGATACTTTATCTCTTGAATATCAAGCAGCCGAGGTTTTATTGAGAGAGGGCACATATGATAGTTGATGGAATAGCAAACATAGTCTACAGAGATAAAAGTAAAATACATAATATTGAAATTGATGTTATAGTGAAGGAGAGCGCAACCTCAAGCAGTAAAATAACAAAACATCCAGTGGAGCAAGGATGTGAGTTCAGCGATCATAAAATTCAATTGCCTATGTCCTTCTCTTGTTCTGGTGTGGTATCAAATTACTCTTCTAACTTGCTAGATTTAGCGGACACCTTTAGTAAAAATAAAAGTTTTGATGTTTGGCAAAAATTATTAACACTTCAAAGAACTGGTAATTCTTTTATGTTAGTTCAAAGTCTTTGCTCCTATGATAATATCCAGTTGACATCAATCACAATGACAAAAGATGCAGACAAAAAAAACGGTCTATTTTTTGACGCAAGTTTTCAAGAAGTAATAATTATCGGAGATGGAGTAAAGGAAACAGTAAAATATAATCCTGACATGTTTGATAGGATGGCCTCTGATATACATGGAGGTTTTCAACAACTTGGAGTCATGTAATGAAGTATTTGTCTTTATCAGATAATCCTGAATATTATTTTGATGTAATAATCTTTGACTTAAAATATTCTATAAGAACAGTCAAAAGAGGACAAGACTTCTTAATGGATATTTATGACTCTGAGTTAAACCCATTAATAAAAGGTATCTTGATATTGCCAGGAGTTTTTTTGTTGAATAATTATGGGAGTATCCCTTTTAATTTGTATACAGATGATATTAAAGATCCATTTAGTCAAACAAAATTACAGGTAACAAAAAAATGAATAACAGGACGTACAGAGTCGAAGTTGATGATGATTTATGGCATACAGAAGGTTTAAAAGTCGTTTTTAATGTCGAAAAATCGTTAATAGGAACACCAAACAAGGCAGATATAACGATATATAATATGGCTGCAAGTTCAAGAAAAAAGATACAGTCTCAAGGTAAAAAAATTAAATTGTTTGCAGGAAGAAAAGGAGAAAAACCTGCATTATTGTTTGTTGGTAAAATAACAAATTTAATTCATCAAAAAATATCAACAGAGTGGGTCTCAAAATTTTATTGTTATGATAGTATAGATTATTTAGAAAAACAAGTAAACTTGGAGATTGAAAAAGGAGCAACAGTTGAGGATCAATTTAACTTAGTATTAAATGAATTACAAGGAGTTTACAAAGGATTTACTAGTGGATTAAAAAAGTGTATGTCTGGACAAGTCTCGATATTAAGACATGCAACGTACTCCGGTTCAATAAGAGAATTTTTAGAAAGACTTTCAGAGCAATGTGGTTTTGAATTTTTCATGGAAAACGAAACGATTGAAACGATAGAATATAATACTCCTATTGATGATATTGTTCCGATTACAATTAATCAATCTCAAGGAATGATTGGTTCTCCTGAAATAACAGAACAAGGAATCATGGTAAATGTATTATTAAAACCAGAGTTAAAACTTGGGAGAAAAATAAAAGTAGAGTCAACCAGTAAAAAAGTAAATATGGGAGCCATGCATTTTGCAAGACCTCCTGCTTTAGATTATACTGGTTCTTACATAATAAGAAAGGTAAACCATCAAGGTGACACGCATAGTGATTTATGGATGTCACGAATAGAAGGAGGATTTTTACTATGAAATTACATAAACTTTTTTGTATGATGATTGGAATTTTATCAATTTGTTTGATTACCTCTTGTTCCAGTCCAGACTATGTTCACTATAAAGAGGACTCACCGCCTTGGCTTATTGAGATGAAAAATCATAAAGGTTTAACTGAATTGCCTGGAAAAAAAGTTCAAAAACAAATAGCAAGAGGTTTTGAATTATGCGGTTTATCGGAGGATATGTGGGATGATAATGGTCTTGGCTGGTGTTCAGCATTCTTGAACTATATATTAATTGAAAAATGCGGATTAAAAGGGACTCGAAACGCAAAGGCAAATTCGTTTTTAACATATGGTGCTAGGGTAGGATTGAAAAAAGGGGCTATAGGTATATTTAAAACTGGTAGTCAATATCATGTTGCTGTAATAGAGTCATGGAGAAAAACAGACCAAGGCATATTGATTACATGCTGGGGAGGCAACCAGACAAACGAAGTGAGACCTACAGAATATCCATCAAAAGATTTAATTGATACAAGATGGCCGACAACAGAACAGGTATTGTGATGACGACACAAAAAACTCTTGTCTCTGCAATACAAACAGGTATAAACAGTGCATTAAATAAAATATATACTTGTTTACCGGCTAAAGTAATTACCTTTGATCCTCAGACTTCAATGGCAGAAGTACAACCTCTTTTTTTAAAAAAAATTGGAGATGAGATTATAAATCTTCCTCCAATGAAAGAAGTGCCGGTTCGCTTTTATCAAACAAAAAATTTCAGCATCTCTATAAAACTGGAACCAGGAGACGAAGTTTCGTTGTTTGTTTGTCAAAGTTCAATTGATAATTTTTTATTTGACAGTAATCTTTCTTTTGATGTTAGAAAATTTGATATTAACGACTCTTTTGCAGTACCTGTTTTATATAGTCAGAGTAGAGTTTTTGAAGGTATTACAAACAAAGGGATTGAATTAAGAACAAATAAATCAAGTATTGTATTAGATTCAGATGGAAAAATTGAAATAAATTCAAATAAAGCAAGTATTGTTTTTGATTCAGAAGGAAATATCAAAATAGAAAGCGAAGGGACTATAGATTTAAATTGTTTAAAGTTAATGGTTAATAATAAACCTTATTTGACTCATACTCATACGGATGCAGAGTCAAGACCGACTTCACCTCCGGTGTAGAGGAGTAAAACATGCTTGGTTTGAAATTAAATGAAGATCATGATATATATTTTGATAAAGGTCAATTAGCTATAATCGACGCAGGAGATTATTGTCTCCAATCAGTAAAGTGTCGTTGTTTAACAAATTATTCTGAATGGTATATGGATAGATCAATTGGAGTACCATACACACAATATATATTTGACAAGGGAGATATTGATATAAGCAGACAGTTTTTTTACCAACAAGTTAAAGGTTCAAGAGGAGTGGAGTCTTTTGATATAACGGTATTTGAGGTAACAGACAGGGTCTTGAAAATAGAGTTTACTCTAAACAACCAAAAACAAAGATTAACAGTTGGAGGATAAATGCTAACAGCACAAGGATATGAATATACTCGTTTATCAACTATCATAAACAGGATCAATCAAGCCTTTATTAATATATTTGGTGAAAATATAAACATAGACCCAGATCAACCTCTTGGTCAGATAATCGCAATTTTTGCTGATGAGTTAAGTGGAATCCATGATATAATGTCTGAGCTATACCATAGTTTTGTTCTGAGCGCCGCAAGAGGAGTCCATCTTGACAATCTAGTTGCATTTAATGGTATTACACGCAAACCAGGAGAAACAGACGAGCAATTAAGAACCAGAAACGAAAAAAGTATTTTTGCTTATGGACAGTATTACTCTGAATCTTTAAAAGGTCAATTATTAAACTTAGACAATGTTACTAAAGCTGTTGTTTATGACAACAAAACAGATAAGATTGACTCGTATGGAATACCTCCTCATCAGTTTTCTGTGATTGTGGAAGGCGGTCAAGAAGACGATATCGCTAGAGTAATTTTGCTCAACAATACCATTGGAATAATGTCGTATGGAAATATATTAAAAACAATAAATGATTCTGAAGGAGTACCACAAAAAGTTTACTTTAGCAGACCGGTACACAAAAACATTTATATAAAAGTGGTCGTAGATATCGACTCCTCTATTTATAAAGGCGATGAAGACTTCAAAACGTCAATTGAAACATATTGTAAAAAAGAATTTGATGTGGGATGTATGGTAAAACTTAACAAGATATATTGTTGTGTAAATGCAATATCAGGAGTGGAAGATATTGAAGATATTTTTATTGACATTTCTCTGAACCCTGATAAAAATGAAAATATTGTTATGGCATATAATGAGATAGGATTTTACTCTATTGAACAAATAGAGGTATTACATGTATAGATTATTATCACAGTATCAAAAAAGTCCAAATTTACAAGCGTTTATAAAGATATTTTTAGATGAGTTGTTTCTCGTCAAACCTATATTGAATGACTTGTACGACAGATTATTGGAAACAAAGATCGGAGGAGTTGTTCTTGATAATCTCGGAGTCCTTACTGGCGTAAGTCGAGGACTCTACTCTGATGAAGAGTATCGCAGTTTGATAAAAACAAAAATATCATTGAATAAGTCAAAATTGAAAACAACTCAGATTGTTGAAATAATTCGACAGCTTGTTCCAAATGCCATAAAAATTATATATACCTTACATCAAAGTTTATATCCCAGAATAGATATAGAGACAGAAGAGGCATTGCCAAGTCAAGCAAAAGCAGTAATGAGAACAATCCCATCGCCTCTTGGAGTAACAACGAAATTTGGTTTTATCATTAACAATGATACGTTTTCTTTCAAAGGAGGGAAAGGCAAGGGTTTTGATGGGAGGTTTGCTGAAAAAATAATTTAAGAAAGTAATTATTAAGGAGAAAGTAATGAAAACAAAATTAATTAATGTTATCATTTGTTTACTCATTTCGGTATTATCAAATGATGTAAGATCAGAAACAAGTATTAAAGATGCAATAATTATATTGCAGACTTTGACAGGTGTTCAACAAAGTTCAACAACGAAGGAGGAGGAGTCAATGAGACCTCAAGAACTGCCAGTCTGGGATAAAAATAAGATCAACATGGAGGAACCAGATACACCTCACCAACTAAATGGATGGAGCTATTTAGGGGATGGCAAACCAGAAGCACCTGATATGCAATATTTTAACTTTTGGATGCACAATGTATACTCTTGGGTAAAGTATTTGAACACAAAGGCAGAGTATACAGGTGATCTGGAAGATGATATTGAACGATTAGGAAATACTCCGGCAACTTTGGTGATAAACAGTAAACCTGTCGATTTGACTAAAGACTTGATTGTGCCAAAAAACATAAATCTTTTTTGGAATCAAGGCTGTACTCTTGGAGGTGCCTACAAACTCACAGTTGAGAATGATATTATGGCCGGTGATTATCAGCTCTTTGAGAGTGAAACTCAAGTATTATTGACTTCTGTAAATGTGGCATGGACAGGACTCGATGAGCAAAACACAAAAGAGAAAAATACAGAGGCTTTGCAGAAGGCATTTGCCTCTTCAAGTAAAATTATTTTACCGTCTGGTCAGTATAGTTTAAATTCAGTTCTATTCAATGGAAACAATATAAGTATAAAAGGAAAGGGAGTGTTAAGAACATCTCTTCATATTGCGACAGACCTTACTATTCCAGATGATTTGCCTCCGGAATTAATTGATGATTGGTATCAGGAAGTTGCTATAGACTCTTATGGTCTTCGATTTACAGGAGAAAATATAACAATATCTGACTTCGCTATAAATCCATTACATACAACTGAGACAGTGTATAAAACATTAAGTCTAGAGTCTTGTAAAAATGTAAGGATAGCGAATATTAAGAGTACTGCAAATCATAACGAAACTTTCATTGAAGCAAGAGAGTCCAAAAACATTTGGATAGATAAACTTAATGTAAATGAACCGATTCATACTGAACCAACTCAAGTATCGCTAAGAACAATATTGTGCGAAAATCTTTATTTGACTAATTCGTTAGTGACGTATCCAATAGTCTATGGAGATCATATATACTTCAAAAATAACTATATACGCAGAGGAATAGGAATTGCGCCAGAGTCCTCGAACGTTCATATTATAGACAATTATTTAGAAGGAGTAAGAAGTAACGATTATGGATTTTTTATAAATAGCAATAACAAGAATGCGGTATTAAACAGACTAACGATTACTGGCAATTATTTTAAAAGATTTGAAAGAATATTAAGTTGTTCCAAAGTAAATGCGTTAACTCTTAAAGATAACACCTATGAGAACATACAAATGTTCTGGTATAACAACGAATTGCCTCATGGTATATTAGACAATCATTATGTCGAAGTAATTAGAAAAGACTCTTTTGATAACAGCAAGGACGTTCTTTACATTTATGAAAATACAGAATTAAGATTTCAACTGACAAGAGAAAGCAGTACCACTATAGATATTGAATATACAAATCAATTGTTAGAAGTTCAAGAAGGAGGAGTTTTAGACATTCAAATTATTGGAACAAACGGCTCTAAACCTTCAGAATCAACACACCGAATTACTTTTGACTTTGACTATATACATGCTAACGAGGTACTATCAGGAGTAACAAGTCAATTAGATTTTCAAATAGTAAAGGTTTCGGATAATCCATTACTTTATAAATTAACAGTCTCGAACCTTCCTGCGACTTCAAGTAAATGGCAAATAAATATAAAGTGCAGGAGAATACGATCTATTCAAAATTAAGGAGATAAACAATGTGGATACTAATTAGTATTATATTGGGACTTTGTTGTTTGATTTATTTATCCTCTAAATATGGCAATATTGCATTGTCATACCTTGCCCTTGATATGCTTGATAAACATGTTTCAAGCGTGGTTGACTGTTTGGAACAAACAGCAAAAAAAGAAATGATAAAAATTGAAGGTAAATTATCAGGTCAACAGAAATCAGAGTTAAAGGAAAGAGCAATTCTTATGGTACTGGATGCAATTGATAGCAATTTACGCAAAGTATTAGAGGGATTATATAGTAATCTTAGGAAAGTTATTGTTACTAAAATCGAGGCGAAATGCCTTCAAAATAAAATCCAAAAAAAGGAGAGTTAAATGTCAGCAGCAGACATAGCGACAATGTTTAATATTACTCCTGGAAATATAAGTGCTTTGATAGCATTTATTATATCAGGAATACTCGCAATAATATTGGCAAACAAAGTCAGAAACAGAGCTGAAAGATATTTATTTGAAAAACATCCAATGATCTCTGTTGGTGATTATGTTGATATTCCAACGAGTATTGGATCAGATCCAGGAGAAATAGTTGGTTATGATAATGTAAGCATTATTGTTCAATGCGAGACAGGTAAAAGATGTCTTCCTATAAATCAGTTTTCACAAACTGCTTGGAAGGTATTAGATGATAAGCCAGAATGGATGAAAAAGAGTTCAAAGGATTAACCAAAAAGAGGTTTTTGATAGTGGGAGCATTTTTTTTCCTCCAAAAGTGATGACCTTGCATCTCTTACCATACAAGGTCATCCTTTTTGAATTGTTTTTCCAAGTATAAATATACATATCAAACTCTAACTATGCGCCACTCATATATTCGTGAACGAACTTCGATTCGCTTCAATTGAAGACCGTTCACAATATAGTCTTTTACGGCAGAGAATTTTCTCCCGAGTGCCTGATTGGAGTTAAGTGCTTTTTCTCCAAACGCCGCAGAGACAAGCATCTGCGCTTCTCTCAATCTTGACTCGTCCACAGAACCATCAAACGACTCATAAAAAACGCTAAATATCTGTGAAGTTTTAAAAGATTTTTCATTAAACTGTTCGTAAAGAAAATGAAATAATGCACCAATGTTTTGAGTATCTTCATCGTCCGCTTTATTATTTTGAAAGGCATCAAGAATATCAATATTGGTTAAATCGTACAATGGTAATCTAACATAACTGTCCCATCCTTTGAAACGACTTTCTTTACCTGTCTTATTGGCCAAATCTTTACCATGCAAAACAAGGGATAGGACAGCAGAAACAATTTTTTTTCGATTGTCAAGGGCCCAGTTTGCAATATCTTTTCTTGTAAAAACTCTTTCCTCCGGACATTCAAGAGGCGGCATCAATCTGATTTGCAAGATTCTTGTTGCAAAATCGTTTAAAAATTTGATGTTATTACCAGTCATTAACCATAAAACTCCGGTCGAGACTGTCGTTGTTTTGTTTTTTCCTAATACCCTTTTTGAGTATGTATCACTTGTCATGATTCGACTCAATTCATTAGACTTTACTTCACATCCTTGCTCCAAATCATCAAAGAGGACACAATTATGCCCTTCCATAAGGATTGACAATAAGTGTTTACTCATTTCCTCTTCGTCAGTACTCCAACTGGTTGCTGCAATCGGTCTATTAAAAATTGAATAAGAAATTAATTTGGCAAGCGTTGTCTTGCCCGATGACTGTCGAGGAGAGGTCACTGCATAACCAGGAAAACCATTTTCCCCTGATATATATGGTCGTTGAATTGCAGTCATCAAAGCTGATACAGCAACCACTTTGTCGATCTCCTCGGCAAAAGGAAATTCGTCAAGAACTGTATTCACTAAATAATCATATGCCTCTTGTGGGGGCATTAACGATACTTTCAATTTAGGATGCAGTACAGAATATAAACCTGTTTCCTCGTCATACCCTTGTGACTGTTGCAGTTCAAATTGGTCATTGTAATAAGGATGTTCAATTATACCTGTTAAATATCTCCAATTGATATCATATATATAAGGTATTGTTTTAAGTATGTCCTCTGGACATAATTCAGGAGCACCCTTATAATTTACAAATTGACACTCCTCTTCAAGCCTTGACCTCATTAAACCGAGTGGCTCGCTAAGGTCTTGAATAATTGGTTGCTCAGGATAGTCCTCCTTTAACAATTTTTTGTGTCTAAATGATTTGACCGATTGCGGTTTTGCAGTGGTTATAATAACGCATCGGTTGCCCATTTTGAATACTTGCGGACTTGATTTGGAGTCCGCAAGCAATTGCGCTGCTGTCTTGGTTAATTCACCATATTTATGCTTATTAAGAGTTAATTGCATTACATTTATTTCTCCAATATTTGGTAAGTTATTTGACCTGCATCAAAATCAGGACGTTCTATTAATAATTGTAAGTCATTTTGATTTGCCCATTTATTGACTTCAGCCAAGCTGTTTTTGTCAAGCGTGGACGCATCAAAATGTAACGTTCTAACACGACCAATTTTCATGGAGGCAAGTTTTAAACCAGCAATGTATTTTTGAGAAGAGGATATTTGAGTATCATTTAATAAATATCCATTGTAATAAATCCCATCATCTTGTATTTCAAAATCATCGGGTAAGCCTGCCTCTTTTATCAATTGTTTTTTCTCCTGCATAATATCAGTATACAATTTTTCTGCTTGTTCTTTTTCAACTTTTGCGTTTAATCCATCCTTTACCCACTCATTATATTTGCGTAAATTTTCATCATACAGTGATTGTTTATGTTTTAACGCCTCTAATTGTTTTTGCAAATCAGAATACTTGAATTTATCTTGTATGGCAAGAGGTTTTAATTTCTTTCTTGGAGCAGGTTTTTTTATATCCGCCATCATAATGGCCAATTTTTTAAAATCTATACAGGGCGCAAAAACAGTGCCTTTGTGCGATAGCAACTCCTTATACATCCTTTCTGCGGCAGCGTATTCAAATTGCAACAGCTCTTGTTTTGAGTTAAACTCTGATATCTTTTGATTCTCAACTTGCAATGATTCAATGTATTCTTGACCTTTACTTATTCTCATTGTAATCTCATTGTTAAGTTCATTTATTTTCGATGAATAATCCGTCTGTTCTGGCTTTACGACTGGACTGTTTTTCAACCTTAGATATTGCTTTCGTGCAAACGTGCGTTCATCATACGCCTTTTTTGATTTTTTTTCCAGTTGAGTCAAGTCAAGACCAATCAATGACAATAATGACTTTGTTTGTTCCCCAGGAGACGAATTTAAGAACTTGTCAATATCAAAATGTATCCCGAAATATTTTGTGCCCAATTTTTTGATTATGTTTGTTTCCTGCATATTATCATTTGTGATATATACAATTTTTTCTTTATCCTGGTCGTTATAACTCCATTCAAAACGACTGCCATCAGTCAACTCCAAAATTGTTTTGCCGTCTTTTTGACCTTCCTTGACAATAATACTCGGCTTTTTTGATCTTAACCTATCAATCATTCCTGTGAGTAAAGAGGTCTTTCCTTTGTTATTACCTGCCAGGACAATAACACTTGAACCATTCAATTCCAATGATTCAAAAGCAATAGCCTTAAAATTTTGAACTGTTATATTTTTGATATACATTTTTATCTCCTTTTTATCGCATTTTAATTGTTTTATGGTCAAGGACTCCGACTTCGTTTTTGCCACTCGCAAACCAGTCATAATAATTTATACATAAATCGTTATACTGTTGCCACTTATCATCGGTTTCATATTGAATACTATACGATTGAGAGATATATGGTTTTGATTTAGAGGCAACAATAAAAACAAAAGTAACACTTATTGCGTTCGTGGTCTGTTTAATTGCTTGCTTGTAATGCATGTCCTGAATCCAGTACTTATCATATATCATTTTATTAAAAAGGTAAGAATCGTGAGTGGTTTTGATATCAAAAACAATATATTCAATTTCGTTCACTTTGAAAAGCGCATCTATTAACGCTTTTTTAGGAACATCAACGAGTCCTCCTGATTGAGTCGTCATTGTCTCTGTCCAAATAACAGGTACGCCCCATGATGAATTTTTTAAATAATATGTTAATGGTTTATCTTTATAAACCATTTTACATGTATTCTTTACCATTTTCTTTAATACGTTAAACTGGACATCGGAAATTGGCATTTTGTCAATGTTTGATAAGCATAAATCTATATATGTATGCAAAGTGTTATATCTCTTGCTTCTTGAGCCGTCTTTGTTTTTGACAATTAAGGAGGTTAAGTCCTCCTTTTTGTGTATTGCTTCATATATTTTGTCCGGTACTGGTTGACCTCCTTCACAAATAAAATATTCATCATACAATTTTTTATAAGAATTATTAAGACATTGATATTTGAGCATCAATTCAAATATATGACCTATTTCAAAAAAACCTTTATGTTCCTTTTCTACCAAACAATGGTCTGGACTTTTTGAAAAATCAGCAAGAGAGGAATAATTTACTCTCTCCAATTCACGATATTGTTGTTCTGTCAAATTATTCATTACTTTCTCCTTTCTGTGACTCTTTTATAAACATCAAAAAAATCACTATTTATTTTTTTCTTACTCCTATATGAGTAATTTTTTTGATTGATTTCGCTAATGCAAGAGCATGTTTGCTATTCAAAGGAGCTTTTTTGTGTTCACTAATCGAATGCCATATTTGAATAGCCTTTGTTCTTGCATAACCTTCATGGTCAAAACAAAGAAAATCAATAAATTTTCTTGTATAACAAGAGTAAACAATACAAAACATCTCAAGACCTGTTTTTTTACTCTTTTTTATTGAATAATATATGTTATCAACGGTCAACATATCATCAAGTCTTTGATCGAGGACTTTGCACTTACTCGGCTTTAATTGCAGGTTATGACCAAGATCCTCCTCCTGTTTATCTTTTATTTTGAATCCACAAAGAGGACATTTTTTTAAATGTCTCTTAATGTATCCCAAACAGTTTATACAAATTTTTGTTGGAGGTTCTTTGTTCTTTTTTGCTACTTGAATCATTTCCAGATATGGCATATTAATTGGACCTAAGCGATCAATATTTCCCGCATAATCAAGCACAATACAATCTTTTTTACCCTCACAAATACGAGCCCCGCGACCTATCATTTGCACATGCAGAGTAATACTGTCAGTGGCCCTCAAAATACCAATCAAGTCCACTTGAGGAGCATCGAAACCAGTTGTTAAAACAGCAACTGAAACCATTGCCTGATATAAACCGGATTTAAAGTCATCAATAGTTTTTGCGTTATCATTCAATTTTGAATGCACCAAACACGACTTTACTCCTTTTTTTAATAAACACTTGTGAACGTTTGTAGCGTGATTGATATCAATACAAAACAAAAGCCATGCTTTTCTGTGAAGGTAATTAGCAACTATCTCGTTAATAATTTTTTCAGTTATTTCATTCCTGTCGAACTTATGAGATAACTGTTTTGTATTATAATCACCTCCTGTTTTTTTTATTCCTTTTGTGTCAAATTGCTGCCTGCTTGAATAGGAAACAAGATTACATAGTTTTTGTTTTTCTAATAAGGTCATAAAATCTATTTCATAAGATACATCAGTAAAAAAATTGTCGTGACCTCCAAACATTAAATCCTTATGTCTGAAAGGAGTAGCCGTTAGACCGACAGCTTTATAATTTGGTATTTGAGCAAAAAATTGTTGATACATTGATTTAGCATTATCAGGTACAAGATGACATTCATCGATTAAAAAAAGAGTAAAATGCTTAAACAAATGCTGTTTATTGTAAATTGAATTAATAGACGCAAAAGTAATAGGTAACACGTCCCTAGAATTTAATCCTGCACTATAAATCCCGACATAAACAGAATTTAGTTGTTTTGTGCAAGCGTTATAGTTTTGTTTGATAATTGTCTCTCTATGAGTAATGATACATATGTTTTTATGTTCCAAATTTAAACGTTTTATCAATTCAGAAATAATAACTGATTTGCCGGCACCGGTAGGAGCTATTATTATAGGATTACCTTTTTCTGTTTTTAAATACTCCATAGTTGCTTGAACGGCAGCTTCTTGATAATCATAAAGAGTGAACATTTTATCTCCTATAAGTTATATTGTTAATTAAATCAGATAGCACTTTATTGATGACAGACTGTGCAGCCATCCGCCATCGATCCTGTTCATCTATTGAAAGCTCTGTCCATAAAGGCATTTCTGTTCCTTGGGCATAAGTCTGATAATTTGCTTTTGCTACTTCGTTTATATCAATTTGAATCATAACTACTCCTAAAAATATTTGTTTACATGTTCAATTTTATTGATAATATTTTTATCCCCATAACCATTTTTCCCTTTTTCAATACCGACTGTTCCACAAAAAGGTATCCCACAAAGAACGTCTGACAACTCCTCAGACTCCCAATTTAAAGTTTGTAATTCAAGAGCTTCTATCAATTGAGAAGTAATTACTTTAAGTTTTTGCTCTTCAATTTTATTTTCAGGAGCAATCAAGACTTGTTTCCAAACATATATTCCTTTAAAGTATCCGTCCAAACATTTAAAAGTCAATTCAATTGCCGGTCTGTTTGACTTTTTTGTTTTGTATGGTCTTACTTTATCTATAACAAATCGCAAGACCATATTTGCGTTTATTAATAGTTCTTGTGATTTTAACATAATTTCCTCCTATACTCCTCAATTTTTAAGTCCTTTATTTAAAATCAATTGTTTACGATCAGAGAATGAAGAGATAATCTGATCGTACTCACCTGCAATAAAATGTTTTTCAATAAACTTATTATGCTTTTTCCAAAAAGACTCCAAAGCATCTACTGTTCCAATTGAATTTAACATTTTTATAATGTCCGATTTTTTCATTACTTTATCAAGGTCATTATTTCTGGTATCAGCATCTTTTGTATCATCGATACAAAACAGTCCATTCAATGCGTACTTTCTTGCATAACTTGAGCAAGAGCCTGTCAATTGTGCATCGTCCATGCCTTTTTTGTCGTGTGCTTCTCGCGCATAGGCAGTCGTACTTATTGTTTGACCGTCAGGCGTCTGAAACGATGCAGTTGCTTTAACATAAAACCGACCATTTACTTCATGTATGTCATCAGTCAAGAGGACAATACAATTATGTTGAGCCAATAGTGGTTTAACTCCTTCAAGTATGTCTTCACATGAACGGTATTTATATCTTCCAAATTTGTTAAATTGGTTTTTTGGAGCCTTTAACTCTGTTTGAATCATTGAAAGTATTTTAACTATTGATAATTTATCTTCCATGATTACCTCCTTTTGTCAAGTTTATTTGTCGCAAAAAAAATAATTTTTCGCAATATTACTTTAAAAATTTATCTCAGCAAATTTTGCAAGCCAAAAAGCATCCGCAACATCTATTGAATCAAATTTATACTGTGGAAATCTTTTTTTTGCCAGGTCAAGACTTGCCCTTTTTTTTGTACCGATTAATCCGAAATGATTTTTCCAAGTAATTGGAGGTATATATTTTATTTGCTCAGATTTATAATGAAGTAACGCAATAGCGTTAAGTACTCCATAATTGAAACCAAAGGTATGAGCGGCCTTGCGACCATCATGTCTCATTACTCCAATCTTTTCAACTGATAAAAGGACTTTATCCTTTTTATACGCCTCCAATATATAGTTGAGACCATCGCTTGACACTATTTTTTTTTCCTATCCCAAGGACAAATTTGTAGAGGCATTTGATATGTTTTCATATTTCCATTTTCAAGTATAACGATTGCGCCGGTCAAGCCTGGATCAATACCCATGATGATATTGTTATACATTTTCATCTAACTCCTCCTCTGCTAAAAGTTTAAACTCTCTAAGTTTTACGTTTAAGTAACAAATTTCTGTTTCTAGAGCTTCTATTGCACTCTCATAAGTTTTATGAACATCTGTTTCAAAGACATAAACTTTGACTGCATTCTGAGTAAAAAAATAGTCTAAGGTTGTTTCATCGTCACCTGTTTTAATATCTATTTGTTCTACTATACGTGATGGTTGTATATAAATAGGTAGCAGTTTTTTCATCTTACCTCCTTAAATATTATCTTAATTATCTAAGATCTTATAAGATCTTATAAGTCTATCCCACACTTTTTTCATCTCTCATCCCGAAATTGCTCCGTTCCCAGAACAGTCGCGAAATATCTTCAATCTTCACCAAAGATTGCGCTCTCCCTGCCGCACTCAACAATACGGACCGGTCAATGCCTTCAATATGCAGCATATGACAGAGC